CAAAGAGTTACTCTTAGACTTACCATTACCTAACTGCTGACTACGAAATATATTACCTCGTCTCTTCAGTTCATCAAGAGTCTGTTTCTTCTTGTATTGCCCTAGAGCTAATTCACTATCTTGCTTAAGGATACCATACTCGTTCCAATACTGGACACCAAGGGTAACGGTATCTAGTCTATCATCATGTACCAATGAACCTCTATCCTGGGTAAGGTGAGTCATCTGGTACATCAAGGAGTAATATAGGTTCTTAGGCTCACTTAAGCCGAATGTAATATCCTTCTGGATAGCAGAGTAATCAATTACCAATCTATGTTGGTTCATTAACGGCTCAAGGGTATCTATAATCCTACGTTCCTTCTGGATATGGTTACGTATCTCTTCAATAGCACAAGGGTAGATAGCGTTAAGTACAGGACTCAGCAAGGAACTGAACATCCCATCCATTATATTCGAGTAAGGACGCGAACCCTTACCCCGTTCATTGTGAACTGCTGCATATTCCTATACAGATTAGACTATATCTTCAACGAGTGTGACATTCCAACCAAGTTTACCTCGGATGTTTTTGTTGATTAAGTTTCTAATGTTTCCTCTAGCAATTCCTATTGAATCACTCAGTTCCCTGATGCTCTCTGCTATTACTACTCTTCCATCTTTGTGTACTGCCATTACTTTCTTTGCATTAAGTGCTTTCTTACCGAAGCGGTGGTTGTTACTACCTGTCTGGTCTTCTACACCCATACCTCCAACCGCTAAGTTGTAAGTATCCTTTCGTAAACAGAACTCTTCATCGACTATCAATGCTTCTGTCTGCCTAGCTTCTTTCCTGGTACTGTATACATAGAGTACGTCCTTAGTGAACTTATCCCTACCATACTTCTTTATTGCATCTTTAAGAACCCATCCACTCCCTAAGTAGTTATCATCTACTTTATTGGTTGAATGGAGTCCTATGTATATCTTGTTGTTTATTGTGTTTGTAGTCTTGTATACTACATGGTACTGTTTGTTACTCATTGTACTTCCCATCTTGTTGTCACACTCGTTGGGGACTGTTTCCACTCGCTTGAGTGTACTTCCTTTCGAAATAGTCGTTACACGTTCCTCGTTAGAGGCTTCGCTCGGTATTGTCCGTTCTGGAGTTTCACCGAATTAAATCCCTGTTTATACTTAGGCAATTATGTCTACCAAAGTTACTCTCAATAACTATCTTATTAACAGCATACTCCTTAGCTATCTCAGCTAGTTGGATAAGGTTTGCTTCTTCGTATCCTCCTTGGAGGCCACCAAACCCTGGGATAAATACAGTACCGTGGAGGTGGTTGACTACTGCCCACCCCATCTCATCCTTACCACGACCACTAGGGTCAATAGCGAGTACAGAACCTTCATACTTACTAAACTCCTCCTGGAGCGAAGGGCGTTGCATTGTATCACCTGTAAACCCTACGTTAGGAATCTCTGAGATGGTCTGTGTGCCCATAGAACTCCAAAGTAGTCTAGTAGGGGCTTGTGAAGGAGATAAGTCCGTGACGAGCAAATCTCGAGTCTTTAGAGGATACTTCTCAGCATCACTCAACGTAGTATCGAGCATAAACTGTAGTTTAAAACCACTACGTCCATAACTTAATTCTCTTCGATAGAGGTCTTCTTCAGTAAATCTACTATCTATCGGGGTATTAACTAGTGAGGGGTTGTTAGCTAGGTCTTCTGTAATATATTCTGCAAGACACCCTGCATAGCTATTAATATCCTCTGGGTAACGTGCTGGATACACACGGGTAACATAGCCTTTATCTCTCAGTCTGTTATAAATAGACTCAGAGGTCTGAGGAGTACCTAGTACAAGGATTTGTGCTCCGTCAGTTGTCTGTAGGATAGCCTCGTACTCAGCTATCTGTTTAAGTAAGTCTTGTCTACGCTTCTCGGTAGCACTATTCTGCGCCCCTTCGACATCATCTGATATCAGTAAGCTTGCACGGTTACCCTGTAGCTGTGAGGTAATACCTAATGCCTTAACTGAAGGCTGTACGGATATACCACAACCATTAACATCAAAGGCAACAACTGAACCACGTTGGTCAGGTCGAGGCTGTAGATGAGCTAGTATTTCCATTGTATCAATCAAGCTGCGGATGAAGATGGAGATGTTATCTGAGTGAGCACCTGACTGTGAGACAATAAGTATCTTCTCGTTAGGGTCACGTAATAATCTCCAGGCTACGTAAGCCCCTGTTATCCAAGTCTTGCCTATACCACGTAACGCTTCTAACTGTGAACGGGTATGTCCTTCCTGTAGATAATCAGCAATCATATACTGCATACGAGTTGGATTGGGTAGTCGTAAGTGCTGCCAGGTATGCTTTAAGAAAACCTTAAAGTCCTGGATTATTTGCTTAGTTTCATGTTCTGTCATATCTCTCCTTTAATAAGAACTCTTTAGGTAGCCCACCACGCCCTTAACACCCTCTCAGGTATATAGTTGGGTAGGTGGACTGGTAAAGACCTCTCTATGGTACTCTAATGAGCCTGTAAGAGCATTTGCTCTACACTAAACCCAGAGGTATCCTTAGATTCCTGGGCAATACGTTTAATTGAATCAGTTAAGCTCATCATTGACTCCGACTCTACGATGTCCGCTGTGATATCATTATCCTTTAGGAACTTGATAGCATGGGCTAACATCTTAGGGTCGCCGATATTAGAAGCTAGTTCTTGAGCTACCATACCGTGGAGGTTGTTGAGTTGATCGAGTGAAGCTTTTGGTTTAATTGTCATTCTACTTCCTTATTAATATCTTCTAGGATGCCTATAGTACGTAAGGCCTCAGCTGCTGCTGTACCAATATCTACCTTGCCACCTAGTGCAGAAAACGCAGGGTCTCCACTCTGTAACTTTTTAAGGTCATAGATAGGAGCACCCCCCATACTGAACGAGTAATCGTTAAATAGTTGTTCTCCAGTAACTACACCAGAGGCTGTATTAGCTATCGCGAATGCACCACCAGTTACAGAGTTGTACATGAAAGAATCCATCATCAACTTGTTAATACCTCCTTCTCCTGAGTACTCCTGGTCTTCATCATCTTTAACCGCATCCTTCATAGATAGGATAGCTGTCCATAGCCCGATATTACCTGCCAAAGCTAGTGCTTGTTTAGCATCAGCTTGTTGAATACCTCGTAGGAGTAGTCGCTCATAAGAATCTATAGGGAATCTCATAAACTTCATCATAATACGAGGCACGAACTGGCCAATATTCATATTAGTCATAAACTTAGGTAAGGTAGCGCCATCAGGGTGCAAGATAGTACGCTCAACAGTTGTCATAACTGCTAGGGTAATATCTTCATCTAACTGTCCCCACGTCCTTCTATCCTGATTATGAATACGTCCATCAGGCGTTACCTTTAAGGTTGTGCGGATACGCTCTAAGTCAGCAACACTAAATCCCATATCTTCTAGACGGGAGACATCTGCCTTACTAATCTTACTAGCAACAGATAATCCAGCCATAAAGTCTACGGCTAAGGCGGCAGCGGACATACGTAACGCATCCGTTAGTGGTAGCAGTCCACCAAAGATAGCTTCCTTATGTACCAGCCCATCCATAAACTCCTGAGCCTTATCCATATTAACAAGGTCAGCAGCATTATCCTGACGAGCAACAGCCCTACCGAAGTATGGGTTACCGTAAGAAATGAATGTTTCAATCGTATTCTTCTCGCTTGGAGAGCCATTACGATACTCACCATACACATCTCTAAATCTACCTAGTAAGTCATTCATTGACTTAGCCCATCCAAACTCCTTAGCTAAAGCAGCTGACTCTGTAATAGTAGGTATAACAAAGCTCATAGTATGCATCACACTAGAATAAGAGCTGATAGCCTTAACTGCTCTAGTAAAAGGGTCGAAAGGCTTATCTGACATCTCCCTAGTACCTTTAATAGTCTCAACAACTGCCACTAGATTATCTATCTCATCAGTAGTAGCCCCCTTTAGGTTATCTATAATATCTCCCATCTGTTGGTCAGTATCAACCCCAATCTTCTCTTTCAGGGCAATACGACCATGAGTTTGCAATGCGTACATACGGGATACATCAGCAACATTATCTTCCAGTAATTCTGCTAAGTCATCGTCAAAGACATCAATAGTTCTCTGTTTAAATGAGGAAGTAGTAGACTGCTTAGGAGCACCGAGCTCTTTAGTTACCTGACGGATTCTAAGGGTATGGTTCATCGTACCCTCCATTGCAACACGTGCTTTATTAGCAAACTCAAGCCTAGTAACCTTAGATACAACACCTCCAGTTGCAATAGCAAAGTCTACTTGCTTTATAACCAGTCTCTTAATAGCTTCTTCAACCCCTCCCATCTTAATTATCTTATCTCGACTATAAACACGGTTAATAAAGGCTTTACCAATAGACCCTACATAAGATGGCATCTCAAGAGCCTTACCTTTAGCATGTACGTACTCATAGTAATCTAAGAAGTCATCAGACCCTTTAGTAATCCACTTGTTATCTGAGAAGATTTTCCGTTCTACTGACGATTGGTTCTCAAATACACGGGCTGCACGTTCTATACCTGTTGTACCGCCTGGGATATTAGCATGCATATCACGTTCCATTTGTCCTGCTACTTTATGAGCATTATTGGATACTTCGATTTCAAACGCATGTGAGTTTCCTTTATATCCTGCCATTTTAGCTTCACGGTATGAGTTTACTATACCATTAACCATACGGTCACGTCTAATATCCATAAGCTTACGTAGGTTCAGAGCATTATGGGTATTAGCTACACCTTGGTGGAGTGTGCTGGTAGCAAGTAGAACAGCTAGTCCAGATACCTCCTCATTCGCACTATTCATAAGTTTAGCTATAGGTGAAATAAGTATCTTCTGGATTACTGGATGTACTTTCTTCCAAGGAGCTGACTTTCTGAAGTCTGGTATCTTACCTATCTCATCTAGTTCATCACTTAGTTTCTGTACGAAGTTACGCTTCTCAGTCTGTACCCCATAAATAGCCTTAGTCTTAAAGTCACCAGCTTCCATCTTAGCAATATCAGCTTCAAGTAATCCTTTCTTAGTAGCTAATGCTCTTAAGCCATCATTAGATAAATCGACTCCATAAGCAGCTAGCTTCTCTTCAAGGGAAGCAGTCTCAGGACTACGCAATACCTCCTCATTCTTAACACGGAGCTTTGCCTCATCCTTAGAAGCCTTTGAGTCAGCCCTAGCGGCCTTAGCAACCCTCACAGCTTCTAATTGTTTATTAAGATTAGAAGTAAGGTCTGTCATTTGCTTAATTAAAGGCTTATTCTGCTCCTTAAGGATATTGATACGACTTACTGAGTCATTATCTACTTTACTGATACTGGCTTGTAAGTCTTTTATCTTAGCTGTGTTAGTAGCGAGGGCTTTTCTAATGCTAGCTAGCTCTGCCCCTAACTTAGCTGACGAGGCAGCGGACTTAGTATCTGTCTTACCTTTAAGGAGATAGATTTCCTTACGTAGTTGAGCAATCTTAGCTTCGAGCTTAGGGGCATCCTTTTGTAATACCTTCTGAGACTCAATATCCTTAACTACCTTACGCGAGGAACTTTGTAACTCTTTAATAGCTTTAACATTAGCAGCAACAGTATCGGTAACTGGCTTAAGTTTATCTCTAGCCGTCTTAACACCTTTACTAGCTTCTACAACAGCACGTTGTTTTAGGTTGTAGACATCCGTCTTCTCTTGTTTGGCCTTAGCAGCCTTAGCAGCCGCAGCTTCCTTGTCAGTCTTAAAGAGAGTCTTAAACTCCCCTTTCGTACCTTTACGAGCCTCTTTGATTTGGCCTACTTCAGCTATGAAGTTATTAACATCCTGAAGTTCAACATCCGCTGTGGCTCTCTTTTCAACCTTAGCTTCTTTATCACTCAGTATCCTACCTTCAAAATCCTTATGAGTTGTTAGAGCTTCCTGCATAGGAGCTTTAGACATGAATGCACCAAGTGTACCACCCAGAGCCAAGCCCACGAAGGCACTCTCAATCAACGAATCATCTTTATAGATACCAGTTGTAGCCTCGTAGGTAATCATTGAACCAGTGGCTACTGCTGCGCCTGTGAGAGCATGTCCTGCTATCTTACCTGCTCTTGAGGATAGGTTCATAACCTTAGATGCTTTTCTAGCCCCTGCAAGAATAGGGGATAAAGCGAAAGCATCTACAGGGTCAGCAAGGACAATAGGGATACCAGCAGCAATCATACCAACTGTTGATAAGTTCTCTTGTACCTGACGCTCTTTAGTTTCCTGGTCAGTTAACCAAGCCACTCGTGACTCAGCCTCCTGCCAAGATGTTAGGTGACTTATACGAGCCTCATGCATAACGTTAGGGGAAAGACCACGACCTTCAAGTGAAGCATCAAAAGTTTCATAGTTAAAGGGTTTCCCCTCGAACTGTGCTACGTCCTGTTCTTGTTTATATATATCCCACTTCTTTATACTTGCATAAGTTGAGTTAAGGGTTTGAGCAAGTGCTGCTATATCTGACTGCTCAAACTCCTCCTCAGGGACTGGATTAACTGACCCAGCCTCCATTGTCTTCATATCATAATTACTGTATTCGTTTAGTGGCATATATATCCTTTATGTTATTTACAGTGTCATCCCATTATAACTAGCTGTCTTTGCTAACGGGAGATTCTTCTTGTATAAGTCATACTCTGCTTGTGTAGTAATAAAGCCAGCAGCATAAAGCTCCTTCATTGCTCTATTATCCATTCCAGCTGTATGCTTCTTGTAGGATTTCTTAGTGGCAGTCGCAGCAACGGTAGTCATTCTACGAAGTTCCTTAGCGAAGGTTACATCGTTCTTATCGACAGCAGCCGTTAATGCCTTCTTAAATGTAGAAGCTACTTTGCCTCCCATATTGTAAGCCAGTGACGCTAATACTCTCTGATACTTAGTATCTAAATCATCCCACGTCTTCGTAGGTTTCATTGCCTTCAACGTAGCATCCCATCCACTGGTTCTAGCAACAGTTAGGTTTACAGCCATATCCTTATCAAAGATAGTCTGCATATTAGCTTCAGTAAGGGGGGTATTATCACCGAAAGGTATTCCGTGGATTAGTCCAGACTTCTCTTCAGCGTCAGTTATCTTATGTCCATAACCAATGTCGTTAGTCTTCTTACCATCTCTTAGCTTACCATCGTTTGATACAACGGGGGTGCTGCCGTGGTTGGACTCAGCGCCTTGAATAACATTCTTATAATGAGTCTCAGTAGGTATGTTAGATACAGGATTAATAGTCTGATTACCAGGTTTATCGGAGCCATAAGCAGGTGATATAATAGCGTAACCACTTGTACTATTACGAATATCTGTTACAGTTTTCTTTGATAGTCCCTGTTTAGCCGATGGTGTATTAGTCGTAGTAGGTATTGATTGTACACTAGGTTTTATGTCCACTTTATCTCCTTTAGTTGTAGGGGTATAAGGGTCTAGCTCTGGTTGCTTATCAGCATTACTAAGTAGCTCTAGTCCTATAGATAGTATACTCCCTACTTTATTACTCATTGTATCAGCGTCACCCGTTAAGAATCCACCTCTAATCTCTGTCAGCTTATCCTTCATGTCTGAATAAGCGGCATTACCGCCACCTAGATATGAGTGTAGGAAAGATAAAGTATTAACTAACTCTTTAGCGAAGTAAGTTTTAAACGACTCCTCAGCTGGCTTGTCCCCTTCGATTAAGTCTAATAATAGCTTATCCTGGGCTTGTGTTCCATCTGCTATAGTCTTAGATAGTGCCTCTGTCTTACTATTTAACCTATCTGCAAAGTAGCCAGCTGGAGTAGCTAATGTCTGGCCTCCTTCTGATAGCATATCCCTAATACCTGAGAATTGCTTCCCAATAGCAAGTGATACATTATTAGCCAGTAGAGCTAACCCTGACTCTCTACTCGAATCTTCATCTTGGCCCATAGCATTCATATCCTTACCTAGTAGCTCTAGTTGCGCTTTAGGCATTACTAGTTGCTCTGTAGTTCCCTCAGCATTCGATAAGAACATACTACCATTACGGATATCAACCTTAACTTCTGTACCCTCCATTACCCTAGCAATCTTAGCATCTATCACTTCCTTACCTTCCCCTACAAACGTATTAGGGTCTTGTAGTACAGGAAGTAGGTACTTGTAGTTCACTGCGGCAACGCCTGCACCATCTAAGCTAGTAGCAACTGCATTGGACACCTGTGCATCAGCTTCGTCATCAATATCATTATACTCGTAAGTACCTCTGATAGCTTCGACCGCTTCCTCTAAAGGCTGCCCAGCAGCTACAAGGGCAGATACCATCTTCCTAGCTTCGTTGAAGTCACGGACAGTCATAGACTCCTTCATATCAGCAACTGAACTGTTTGATATAGAGATAGGAGTAATATCATATCCTCCTTCTCTGATAGCCTCAAGGTACGCAGGTAACTTATCAACATCACCTGAGACAGTAACAGCTTTTATTAGGGCCTCTTTGTTAGCAGACTCAGCACTTACTTGTAATCCAAACTGCTTAGTTTTTAGAGTATTGAGTTTCTCAGTAGCCATACCTAATGCCTGGGTTCGTTGTCCTCGTTCCTCTGGAGTAATAGCTTTACTAGCTGCTATTGCAGTCATCTCAGCTATCTGTTGACTGAAGGCCTCTTGAAACTTAGCTTGCATTACCTTTGGGTTAAGCTTCGCCATATTCTCTAGCCACGCATAAGAAGTAGGAGTCTCATTAAAGTAGGCAGCAACTGCTTTCTTTTCGATATCCGCTTTAACAAATGCATTCTGAGTACTGTCTGTTATTGTAGATAGGTCAAGTCCCTTAGGGTTATTGTCAATAGCTTGTTGAGCTAATTCCTTACTTCTACGAGTACCTGACAGTTGGTTACGGGTATATCGTTGCTTCAGGAGGTTTACATCCTCTGGACTATACACTCCTTCATCCATCCCTAATTGCATCAAGTTAGCAAACTTACTACCATCCTGCTCTGCGATAGACATTAGAGCACTACTGCGTACCCCTGCATCTACCTGATTCTTAGTAGAAGTATAGAAGCTTCTAGCATCTGCAAGACTCTCTGTATTCTTAGGGTCAAGTCTCTCCATCATATTAATAGTGGCATCTAAAGCTTTAATCTGCGAGTAATCGTGGTTGTTGATAGCTCCCTCGATATCAGCTGAAGCTTTATAGTTATTCATAATAGCATCAGAGAGGTCAGTACCAAACTCCTTACGAGTAATCCCTAGTCCTAAAGCTTCCTCTCGCTGGTCTTCCATAATCTGTAGCTGTATCTTAGGGTCACCTGCGTGTGCCATAAAGGTAGTAGCTACACTCTGTAAGTTATCTTCAAAGTTAGTTACTTGGATATCATTACGTTGTTTAGTATAGGTATTGACTTCACCTGTCTCTAAGCCAGAGAAGATACGTGCCATCTTAGCTTGATTCTCAGGAGAGATACTAGCCTTAACATTGTGGATACCACTAACATAATCATTATGTAGTACCTCTAGTTTGTCTAAGTCATTACCAGCATCAATTACAGCCTGCTTATTCTGAGAGTACATAGCAATAGCTGTATTATTTGTAGCTACATACTCAGCATTCTGGGCAATCCTCTCCTGCTCTTTAGTTTGTTCTTGTACCCTAGTAGCGACTGCACCTCCTAACTTAGCTAGGCTAGCAAAAGCTTTAGAGCCTTGTTGGTTAGGGGTTACTTGTATATTAGGGGTTGTTGGTTGTACAACACTCTGAGGTGCTGCGAAACCAAATAAGTTATTCTCTGCCATTATGGTGTCCCTTCTTTATCTAATCCAAACTCACCGCCACTAGCATAATAGGTAGTTCCTGCACCAATAGCAATATCTAATGTAGACTTCTGCTGACTCATCGAGTTGTTATAACTAGACTGTGCCCCAGCATATCTTGCTTCTGTATCGTACTTAGCACTTCTCATCTTATCTTGTACCTCAACCATCTTAGCCTCAGCTTGTTGCATCATAGTATCCTTTGAAAGAGCTGCTTGAGTATCCATTACAGCTTGTTTACGTAATGCCATATTACCATAGATATTAGTCTCAGCTGCCTTTACATGTTCAATACTTTGCTTACGGTTCTCTTGGAAGGCTAGCTTAGTTAGTGCCATACCAAGTTCTTCGTTGACTCCAATCCCTAGCTGTTGTAGGTTAGATTGTGTAATCCCACTAGCTTGGGCTGTATATTTGTTAGCTGATTCTTGTTGTGCTTTAGAAGCTGCTGCTATTGCATTATTACCTGCTATAGAACTCGCTGCTCCTAATCCTGCCATTCCTACTGCTACCCAAGCCATATCATTCTCCTGTTAGTTTTATAAGTTCGTTGAGGTCTTTAAGTACTGCTACCTCATCCTCTTCTTTAATTATATCTGCTTCTATTTCAGCAATGTCAGTAGAGTCAGTTGGGTGGATAGTTGTCCAGTGCATATCCTCTACGATATGAAGTACCTTCCGTACCCCTTCAAAGCTCTCTAGTAAATAAGGTGCTTTGATATAGGTTTTATGTCCATCCATCCACAACCAAGCTTCTCCTGTCATTATAAAGTTGAAGTGGCGGGTCTTATGTTTTTTACCTACTACCATTGCCCCCTTGGGCATAAAGATGGTACGGGCATATACACCTTCGCTAAACTGGTTAGCTACTGGACAAAGTGTATCTTCATCCGTCAGTGTAACCCCTTGCAGAGGCTTCTTGATTTCTTTAGGTAACATATTAGTTCCTTGTTAGTAAATACAAAATAGACATACTATAGGGTATCTCCATTTGATACTCAGTGGTACTCTTAGAGCTCCATAGGATGCCCTTCACGGTGATATCTCCTAACTACCTGCGTAACCATAGCTGGTTGGTAGTCAGTGAGCGTGAGGGGGCTTACATTAGGACTTACTGAGATGACTTAGTATCCAGACTACATATCCCACAATAGCGGTAATAGCAATCCAAGTTAACTTCGTAATTGATTCAGTAATTATTGTATTTCTAGTTGATGTAGTTGATAGAAGGTGAACCTCATGGTCAGTTGTCTCCAACTTAGTAATGACACTCTTGAGGCTTTCCAGATAGACAGTGTTATTAGTATCAACTTTCTGTTTCAATAACTCTACTTCAAGTCGCATATCCGCTAGTACTTCAATAGCTTTAGCTACGCGAGTCAAAGATACTGAGATAATTGCTACATCCTTCTGTAGTGCTATAACAGCTGTCTCAACTCTATCTATCTTTTTGGCTTCGTCTACCATCACTATCCTTTAGAGACTAGCTCATCAATTACCTTAAGGCGTTTACCTTTAAGTTGATTGATAACATCATCAACGGTTTCATCTACTACATTATTCTCTGAGTAGTCCTTAAGCTTGTCTAAGCCATAGACAACTAAGCGAGTAGCAAAGCGTTCGCCTACTGCTTTGAAGGCTACCTTAGCAATTAGACTTAAAAAGATCTCTTTAAGCATCGTAAATAGTATTGTTGTCATTGTGTATCTCCCATGGATTCTTCAAGCACTCTGATTTGATCCCGCCATTCTTTACGCTGTGCTAGTATCTCAGGTTTGCTTTTATCGTAATCGGATAAAGTAACGTAGTCAGTGTCAGAGAGTTTTTGCTTTAACTCTGCAAGCTCCTGTAAGGCCTCTGAGTGGTCTTCTTTGTATACAGGCAACTCAGGTTGCTCAATAGGCTCAAAGTCTTCACGAGTAAGTCCGTATTGCTCAATGAGTTGGTTACTTTCTTCTGCTACCCAAGTTTTATTAACCTCATCTTTGGTGATATTAAATAGCGACCCTCTCAGGCCTGCTAGAAATTGATTGTACTCAGGTGTGTCAATGATTGCGTTTAAGTCTTCTTGTGTGTTGATTATCATTTAATCCTCCAGATTAAGTTTTGTTATGCATGTAGTACCACTCGCTTTCGCTCGTTATTCAAGTTGCAAGTGGTCACAGGCGCAGCGCAGCGAGATGAAGTTGCCCCCGGACGAAGCAGAGTGGCCCCAGAGCGAAGAACGAGAACCAGCGTTGACGCCGTTGCCCCAGTGCGCACCAAGCAGCGAAGCGTTAGGGGCATTATATTCTGAACCAAACCCTTCGGTGTTTGCATTCCATCCTGCTGTTGCGTACGCACCTCCTCTATCTGCCGCCCAAGCCCATAAGTTACCAGTAGCCTGCATTACTCCCCACTTGGAGGTTCTAGGTGCATCCAAGCCTGTATTTACAGGGTCAGTACCTCTTGCCGTAGCTTCTGTAACACCGTACATCGCTGTCATGAAATCCGATTGAGTAAAAGCTTTCTTCCCCATGGCTGTTGCGATTGACATTGACTCAAACCATGTCAAAGAACCAAAAGTCGTAGAGCCATTACCACCTAGCGTCAGTGGGATAATAGGTGGACTAGCACCGTCTGCAATTGTTACACCATACTTTGAAGTCCCATTTACATCAGGGTTGGTATTTAAGAAGTAAATATCAGACCAGAAGCTACCTGCAACACACGTCATACCACGAGGGTCATCACAAGCAGGTCGATAGTTCAAATCCCAAAAGGAATATTCGTTAATTTGTGGAGTTGAGTTGCCACCTGCTTGAGCAGTTGCGTTGCCACCTGGCGCGTAATGGAAGCCCCCGATATGACGTGCATCAGTTGCGGGGGGTGTCACGAAGCTTGTCGTTGCTTGTAGTGTACCGTCTGGTTTTAGCCAAACTGCATAGTCAGTACCAGTTGTTGCAGTTGGCATTGTGATAGCTGTACCACTAGCAACTGTTAAAACCGCACCATCAACCTCTGCATAAAACTCTTGACCTATTTCTGCTGTAAAGTTACCCGTCTTTGTAAAGATAGGTAAGGATGGGTTTGATTTTTTAAACAGATTAGCTAGTAGACCACTTGCTTTTGTATCTGCTAGTTCCCTTGCTTTACTCATAATGGTCTTCCTTCATTCCATATAGCTGATTGTAGATTACCTGCATCTACTATTGGTTCTGGCATTACCCATAACTGTGTCGAGTCTCTCAATGCTTGTCTATAAGCACGAAGTTCAGCTACATCTAGTCCAGCATCTACAGCTATGTTTATCTCTATATCTACTTCAGATAGTAGAGTATTTCTAGTAGCTCTGAACTCTGCTTGTACTTGCTCAGCTGTTGGTATATTGTTTTCAGCTAACTGAGCATCAAACTCTTCTTTTGTTAGTTCTTCTAGACCTACATGGTTTTCTACTATAGGGTCTACAAATAGTTCGTTTTGTTTGTTTTTAAAATATTTCATTATATTCTCCATTATCTTAATTCAAGCCAGAGGTAGTCTACATTTGTCCCACCTGTTTCATCTATTTTGTAAGTTTTCCCATCTTGAAGTGGAAACGACACGACATTTTTGGTATAATATGCACTATGACTCGTCATATTTTCCCCATCTATTACTACAGAAAGGATAGCACCTGTTGAAGAGCTAGTCGACCTACCTCTAAATAGCACTTGAATTGGCTTCCCAGTACTATTAGTATAAGTCACTCCTAAACTTCTCGTATCACTAGTTCCATCGGCGAAAGTACCACTTCCATTAGCTGCCTGCCAAGTTTGACCCCAACCTAACTGAGTTTCATTTATACCTAACGGAGTAACTGCTTTA